CCTTGGGTCACGTTGTTTTGCATAGGAGCAATAGCATCATAAGGATTCGTCGTACATGCCCACGCAAATAAATTATTATTATAGAATGGAATTTCATACTCAATACCACCATTGGTATGTGAAATGAATGAAACAGTTCCATTCAAAGAAGAATAATTATTAAACGTGGATGCTGTAAATGAACTATTATTTGAAAACGAAGTTCCAGGGCCAGCAAGTGTTATCTTTGTATGATTACCAAAACCTTGAGAGTCAGCAGTAGCATAACGCCACCTTTTACGAATTCCACCTCTCATGCCTAAATATGCAAATTGCAAATAGCCAATAAGAGATTGATCATACGTCACATTAGTTGAAAAACTAGGAAGTGCCGAAGGGAGAATCGTAGCACCCATATATAACTTACCCAAAACACCAGTAGTGGAGATAGTAGCACTATAAGTAGTAGTAAATCGTTTAATAAGATTCCGAAAAGAAACAGGAACCTCACCAAAATGTAATTCACTAATACCTTTAGTGCTAGCTCCAGTGGGATTAATAACAAAACAAGTTAAATCATGGGTGGTGGAATTATGCACACCATTAGACACCACTTCAGATTCAGCGATCCAATCATCTGACTCAGAAAGCGTTCTAGATGTTGGTAAATTAGTATCCGCTAATTGATTATATTGGATGTTGTCAGATTTTACATAAACATTAATAGACACACTACTATCATCTGGAGATTGCAACTCGGTAATTGGAGTAATTCCAATATATCCATTGGCCGTTTCAAACCAATTCAAAGGTGCAGAAATCGTTGATCCGCAAGAACCAACCATTACTGATCTTGAATTAGTTCCCAACACAGCACACCAATGCCGTGGGAACGCCCAATTAACACAAATCTCAACATCTGTAGTTTCCTGTATATCTATAATCTCAACAAATTGCTTGTTCAATGCTAAATTTGCATCTATAAGAACCTCTTGTGAAACATTTGGCTCATAATAAATTGCAAACTTACCACGATGAAAATTAGAACACACAACCTCAAATCGAAAAGATATATCTCCTCTCCAATAAATAAAAGGCAAGGCCGAAAAAGCAAGCGCAGTCGGCTGAATATAATTGGATCCGGAATCTTGGACCGCTACAATGGGTGACACAACAGATTCCCACATCGGACCAGAAAGAGGGGCTGTCGTTTTGTTCCAAGTAAAAGTAGTCAAATATGACTCTACGCCTGCAACAAAAGAAATTGCCATTTCATCTTCTTCAACTGCTACTACTCTAGGATCAACAGTTAGTTCCTGCTTTGGATCTAAGGTAATACGTTTTCCAGTATCATATCCTATAACATGAGCAGCATTATAGAAAGGATCGTTTTTCATACGCATTGGTTGAGTTTCAACATTGGGTACAGACCAACCAAATAAACTCGCCAAAGATGAAAGACCACCTAACATCATACTGCTAGCTTTAGCATACGCACCTATATAAGGAACAGAAGTTAATGAATTTGCTATTTCAGAAGCTCGTGAAGCTATTCGTTGAACAGGTCCAGATTGACGTTCATCTGCTTCCGAAATCCAGTCATCACTCTCCGTAGTAATCACTGTTTGAGTACCTGTCACACAGCCTAATTCTACGTCTTCCAACCAACCATAAATGTAAACACTAATGGGAGATGGAGACGCAGAAACTGAAGCAATCTGATTAATAGAGTAAACATAAAGCAACCCCATTTCAATCAAATCATTATAGGCTGTTCCTGAAGGAGTAGCCGCAGTCGATTTATTAAATAACCGTATCATTGGTTGTGGACTGACATAAGGAATAACCATCTCTACTGGAGTATTTCTTCTGACATCTACAATCTGACAACCGGGAACCTGTGATAGATAGGTTATAAAATTAGATTGAGAAGCGCCTACCGTAACCAAGGCTTGAAAAGCATCAACTAAAGAACTAAAAGGTATAAAGGAAAATAATAATCGTCCTGAATGAAAAGGAGTACCTGAAACATTAGCACGAACTTTTAAATTTGCCCTAATAAAACCATAATTCCTTAATTTAGCTCTAACAGCTGGCTCAGCAAAATACAAATTCCAAACATCAAAAGATGTAGCAAGTGTAGTTGCCGTAGCCAAAGTAAAAGCACCCAATTGTACAGGCCTTAAGAAAAAGTCATCCATATTGAGCATTGTGTGCCTCAATACTTGTGTATTTTCTTTTAATCCAATTATAGTTGTTTCAAC